TGGCGACCTCAGGATGTCACTCCGCAATAAGGAAGTGTTGTGTTTTTAATTATTTTGAGTGTGATAATTTCTGGTGGGTTGTTATTTATTGACCGCTACAAATATTTTCTTAACCCTCAGACTCAAGCTATTTGCTGGTTCATCTTTGTTGTGCAGGGAATAGTTCTTGTTGCAAGCCTTATTGAGGGGAGGCCTCTGATTTTTACTGGGTAAATAGGTGACTACATGCAAGCTATAGGATTCATTGTTTATATCGTCGTTGGTCTTTTTCAGTTGGCAGCAATTATGGCTGGGCTTGAATCATGGTGGGGATTGCACTGGATAATTGCAGCCCCCATTGCTTTCATCGTGAGCTATATTCCATTTGTTGGAGCGATTGTTGGTATGGTTGGCGCTGTGGATGTATGGCGGTGGGAGTGGTGGCAGGCTGGCCTTCTCTTCTTTGGTGGGATCATCTTTGCTATTGTCTGCGGTGGAATGTCATCATTTTTCGAATGGCTATCATTCAGAAAAAGAGCGTGACATGTCACAGGCCGCTCTTGCGGCCTTTAAATTTACCGGGTTTGTTTTCGTAATTGTTCGGCACAATAGTCGAGATGTGTTTGCAGATCCCGCATAGACATCTGTGAGCTGGTGACGTAGTTAATCAGTGCAGTCAGTTCGGCAAGTGGGCCATCGACATTAAATCCATCCTTATCGAGATCCCGGAGTAATTTCATCAAGTGCGATCCCTCCACCAGTGACCTGACGCCTCCCGGCGTGTGAATCCTTTCGGTAAATCCGTCTTCCAGTGGATAGTGATACTGCTGCATCTTAATCTTCTCCATGCAATAACTGTATATTTATACAGTAGCAAATAATTTGTTTGCTATCCAGCACGTTTTGCAAATTACCTGAAAGGTAATATCTATTCGTATTTACAGCCTTTCTATCCATATATGGTTTTTCAGGTAATAGAATAACCAGATATGCGGCGCAACGGGTGCTGCGACTATCTGGAGATTTAACATGACGGTCTCAACCGAAGTTGACCACAACGAATACACAGGTAACGGCGTTACGACATCATTTCCGTATACCTTTAGGGTTTTCAAGGAATCTGATCTGGTAGTACAGGTGGTTGACCTTGACGAAAATATCGCTGTGCTGGCTCTTGATACTGATTACACTGTCACTGGGGCTGGTGGATATAATGGCGGTAATGTAATTCTGTCGAAGGCGTTAGCTAACGGTTATCAGATTTCTATATCACGAGACCTCCCGGTTACGCAGGAAACTGATTTGCGTAATCAGGGTAAGTTCTTTGCAGAAGTGCATGAGGATGCTTTTGATAAGCTAACGATGCTGATCCAGCAGGTTCGAAGTTGGTTTAGCTTGGCGCTGCGCAAGCCGTCATTCGTAGCAAATTATTATAACGCGCTGAACAACTATATTCGGAACCTGAAAGACCCGGTTAACCCGCAGGATGCAGCCACAAAGAATTATGTGGACAGCACGGCTTTATCGAACATCAACCATACCATCCGAGTTCCTGACGCTTATATCGATCCGCTGCCACCACTCGCTCAGCTTGAAGGCAGCATTATCGGCATTCAAAACGGGAAGCCTGTTCCTTTCCCTGTGCCTTCAGGAACGGCGGCGGACGTATTCAACCAGTTGGCCAGCAGCGCTGACGGGAAAGGTGATGCGCTGATAACAGTGAAGCAGCCTTACCAGGGGGCAATTTCTCTTTCGCAGCATATAAAAAATGCACAAGCCATTAGTGTTGTTGATTTTGGAGCGACAATTGACGGAACGCTTCACCCTTTAAGCGAGATATTTTCAACACTATCAGCTGCTCAGATGGTATATCCATTTGTTACGTCTCTCACGCAATCGTTGGATTATGCGGCGCTGCAGGCCGCATGTAATACTGGTAAAAAGGTGCTAATCCCAAAAGGTCTTGGATATTATAATGCCACAATTATATTTAATAATTCAGTCAGAATTGTTGGTGAAGGGACTGATGCAATAAACCGTTCTCAGTCTTTCATGTCAATTGTTGGGAATATATCAGCCTTTGCTTTAGATCAAGGTGATTCCCTATCGACAAAAATGATTCAGATTTTTATTGATGGTCTTTATATTTTCTATGATCCAGGAACCACACCAACGAATCCTGAAGATGATGGTGGGAAGATAGCATTTAATTTCTATTCCACTGAAGCCGGTACTACTGGTCTTGAAATGTCTGAGATTAAAAACTGCACAGTACATGGTGCATGGCGCTGTTTCTACGACGCCACCGGAACTTACCTTACTAAGTTGCAAAACGTATGGGCGCGGAATTGCCACGACGGCTTTATTAAGGCGCTTGGTACGACCATTTTGATGGAGACTTGCTACGCATCCGGATGCGTCTCGCCTTATCAATTTGGCGCCGTTATGTCTGTAACTATGCTCAACTGCGCTATGGACCAATCAAGCATTACACTTTCTGGTGGTTCATTCGGCGGAGCAGGTGTCCATTTCATTAACTCACACAGCGTTAACATTGTGGGATTTGATGCGGAAGGAAATATAATTTCCACAGATGGTAGTGGGGATGCAACTCTTTTCCATTTTGAGAATACTAATGGCAAAATATCCGGGCTCACAGCAGGGCAAAATCAGTTAAAAACTGTAGCCCCGGCGGCAAGTGGTGTCGTTTCTTTCATAAAGGCATCCGGGACAAGTCAGGTTATAATCGATTCTTCTGAGGATGACTTGTCTGATAGCGCAATCCCTTACTCCGGGACTGGTGGATACCCTATTACGTTATACGCTAAGGACACAACATCCCGAATTGACGTGTACAGCGGTCGTTGGCGCGCGCCTGCAGGCGGCTCCCCGGTTTTATCAGTAGTTAGTCAGGGTAACGTTAACTGGTTCTGCACCCCGATATCTGGTACTGTTTCTGGCGGTTACACTCAACAAGTATCATCAACGGGGCTACAGACACCTGGTTTCTACACCGCAAAAGGAACACAATCCGTAAATGCCAACACCGAAACAACATTGTTTGCATTGCCTGATATGCAGGGGATGTATCTCATTAGTGTATGGGGTTCTGGCGGCGGCACAAACTACTCTTCTACACAACTAGCGATGTATGATGGCTCATTAACTCTAACGCCATTAAAAGCCGGAGCATTCATAACATTTTCTTCATCGGGAAGGAATGTAGCGGTAACAAGTCAGGGCGCGGCAACATTTAACTGGACTTACACTAAAATAGGTTGATGTTATGCGTGGGGAGCAATGCTCCCCATCATCAATTAAAAAATAAATGGCTTGTCATTTTTTAATTTTTTCCCAAACTCCCTTGAGCCTTCTAGAGTGAAATGACTATTGTCAAAGTAAAGATAATCACCTTTAGTAGAAAGGATGTCACAATTCATTGACTTTCCGCACTGCTCGGCAAGCGTATCTATGTATTTATACGAATGCTGGTTGCTACCAAGATAGCCTTTTATCGTATTGTTAATTTCAACTCTACTATTGTCATAATACTTTTTAGAGTATTTATTTATCCCATCAACTGTGTTTACGCCAGATTTAAAAGCAGACTTAATTATTTCCATTGGCTGTGCCGTAAACTTCATCTTAGGCCCAAATACAATAACTTCTCCTTTAGTCCTCTCCTGTATTTTGCCTATAGAGTAAAGCATCCCGAACAGATCGCCAACGCCATAATCATCATGAAGGATTATAATGTTAGCTTCAGCTATGGCTGGAGATGAGATCACGTCATTGAATATTTTTTTGCACTTTTCTACATAGGGCATGTCGTTTGGTGTATAACCAAAGTTTGAACATAAGTTTGTAGTTCTTATATAAGTTATATCACCCTTCATCCCATTTTCAGTAAGTGCATAAGTCAGATCTATGCCATGAGAATTACCGATTATTACTATTTTTTTGTCACCTGTCTTCGGTACAGGGTGAGGCTTGTCTCCATCAACCCAATACCTGTTCATTTGTTCTTTTAGCTGTTCGGACGTCATTGTGACAAACGAAAACCTTGATGGAATTCCAGATAGCAATAGTACAGCGAAGCACAAACCAACTACACCACCTACAGGTAGCACGATTAAAGTTAATTCATTCAAGGACCTGCCGTTTTTAAATTTTGAAAGTGCCTTTCTTGAAGGGTTTTCAATTAAATAAAATGATGCGGCACCAATAAGAATTGATAAGGCAACACCTGATACTGTATAAACCATATCATCCATCTTATTCATTGACATATAGACAACTATGGGCCAGTGAACCAGATATACCGAGTATGAAATTTTCCCAACCCATTGAGATAATGCATTATCAAGTAACAGGTTATCTTTACATCCAAGATAAATGACAAAGAAAGTAGAAACGACTGGTATTAAGGCAAGATACCCAGGCCACTTCATTAAGCTGTTAAGCAAGACTATCCCCGATACTGCAAAGGCTATGGCAATCCATCTAAATACAGCAGTGCGTTTTGAATTTTGTATAGTAGGAAGAAGGTAGGCAAGGCCGCCAGCCAGCATCTCCCAAGCTCTGCTTGACAGAAGATAAAATGCAGCCCCCTGATTATTATAAGAAAGATACACTGAGGCAGTAAATGATATAATTGCAAGGATGGCAACAACATACCTTATATGCTTAGCGCCCAATAGCTTTGCAATTACCATCATTATGATTGGATATACCATGTAAAACTGCCACTCTACAGAAAGCGACCATGTATGAAGAAGCCATTTCTGCTTTGATGCAGTATCAAAATAATCAATGCTATGGTAATACTCAACGTTTGAGAAAAATAAAAGGCTACTTCTTACGTGTTGAGCCAGGTATTCATATTCAGAAGGTAAAAGAATGAAGTAACCAACTATCAGAACAGCAACTGAAACTACAGTTAAAGCAGGTATAATCCTTCTTGCCCTATCAAGATAAAATCCTAACAGTGAAAAGTTTTCATTTTCTATCTTTGTGTAAATTATTCCAGTCATCAGATACCCTGATATAACAAAGAATATATCTACTCCTGAAAACCCACCAGAAAACCCTTTGACTCCGAAGTGATAAAGGACAACTGCCATGACAGCAATAGCCCTGAGTCCGCCTATATCAGTTCTGTATTTTAAAGAAGACATAATCGCTATCGTTTTGAGTAAGATGCGTTAATGATATCACCTTTAGGGTAATTTCGTTAAGAGTTATCCGATCAAAATTAATCCACATATGGTTTATTGTGTATGATGAACTCACCAACTAAGGGGGTTCTTTATGCACAATAAACGGTGGTCACTATGGCGCATGTGCTGACAACAGAGTCAGTAAATCAGGGGTTAAGCCTGACTGCACTGGCGTCCGTGTTCGTTGGTATACCGCCTGAGGTGGCTTTAGGTGCTCTTGCTGGTGCGGTAATTTTTGTTACCTCTGCGGTAGAGTACCCAATTCATCGTCGCGTACTCTTATCGATGCTTAGCTTTCTCTGCGGACTTCTTTTCTATAAACCAGCAGCATCAATTCTTATCGGCATAGCCAGCCTGATCCCTACCATCACGCAGGACTCTTTCGAGAAAGGGATTGTTTTCTCTGCTGGTGCATTCGTGTCAGCAATCGTTGCAGTTCGAATTGGCATCTGGCTCTATCACCGTTCCGATAATCCACGCGAGTTAATTCCGGGGAGAAAAGGCGATGGTAACTAATGAGCTTGTTTTGCTTATCACCAATGCACTTATTTGTACTGGCATAGCAATTCGTGTTGTCACATTCCGGCGTAACGGTTCACAACATCGAAGGTGGGGAGGGTGGCTTGCTTATTTCCTTATTGTTGCTGCGGCCAGTATTCCTGTTCGTGTCGTCTATGCAATCTGGTTACGCACGCCAATGGCTGTGGATTTATCTGAGGTCATTATCAACGCTGTCATGCTTGCTGCGGTTCTTAAAACTCGCGGTAACGTCGTTCAGATTTTCAAAATAACGAGGTCTAAACATGGAGATTAAACAATTCCAGCGAGCTGCTGGTATTAGCGAGGCGCTGGCCGCACGCTGGTTCTCGCATATAACTTCTGCGATGAAAGAGTTTGGTATCAGCAAACCAGAAGATCAGGCAATGTTTATTGCTCAGGTCGGGCATGAGTCTGGAGGCTTCACCCGGCTGCAGGAGAACTTCAACTACAGCGTGACTGGGCTGGCGGGATTCGTCCGTGCCGGGCGCCTCACTCAGGGCCAGGCCAACGCGCTGGGCCGTCGTGCTGGTGAGCCATCGTTACCGCTGGAGCGCCAGCGTGCGATCGCCAATCTGGTGTATAGCAAGCGCATGGGGAACAACGGGCCGACTGACGGCTGGTTTTACCGTGGGCGCGGGCTTATCCAGATTACCGGTTTGAATAACTATCGTGACTGCGGAAACGGTCTAAAAGTGGACCTGCTGGAGAATCCTGAGCTGTTGACGCAGGACGAATACGCGGCTCGTAGCGCGGCGTGGTTCTTCTCCAGCAAAGGCTGCATGAAGTATCCCGGAGATATTGCACGTGTAACTCTGATTATCAATGGTGGCCGGAACGGCATCGACGACCGGCGCGCGCGGTACGTTACTGCCAGTAAGGTGCTGGCCGTATGATCTGGGCATTCGTAAAAGCATACCGTAATCAGTTGATTATCATGGCGGTGCTTGCTGTTCTGGTCATATCAGGAGTTGTTGCCTGGAATGTGCACGGCAGTCGTCAGTACGACGCCGGGTATGCACAGGCGAAAGAAGACCGCAAAACCGAAGATGAGAGAGTTCGTCAGCACTACGAACAGGAGAAATCGATCAATGAACGTGAAGCGCAGCAGAGGATCGACCAGGCGCGCAATGATGCTCTTGATGCTGCCGCTCGCGCTGGCCGGTTGCAGCAACAGCTCGTTGCCATCCGTGAGCAGCTCAGGCACTATAACGCCATTGTCGGCGCTGGGTCGTCAGCCGCAGATACCGGAGTTTTGCTTGCCGACGTGCTCAGCAAATCTCTCGAGAGAAACAGACAACTGGCAGAGTATGCTGACCGGGCAGCCGAAGCCGGAAGAGTCTGCGAAAAACAGTACGACACCCTGACCAGATAGCATGGCATTTTTCATGGTACTGATTTCCGGTGACGGTATATAAAACGGTACGGGAAAAATTCATCTTTGGAAAAATGTTATCACTCAATTGGTTATGGTGTCCGTAAATAATTGAGTGGGAATGATTAACAGCTAACTCATAGCAACTCATTCCTATTCAGATACTAATTTAACCCTCTGTTTTTACAGAGGGTTTTTGTTTTTATGTATTCATTTCTATTCACTCTACACCATATTTTTCTGCGGTACAGGTGACGGTATTACCTTAAAGGTATACTCTCATACCGTCATGAAAATGGTTTCTATACGGGTGAATTGTGCTTACCGATACAAAATTAAAAAACCTCAAGCCGCAGGACAAACTGTACAAGGTCTCCGATCGTGACGGGCTGTATGTAGCTGTGCTTACGTCAGGCACGGTCTCGTTTCGCTATGACTACCGTATCAACGGTCGCCGCGAAACACTGGTAATCGGGCAGTATGGGCGTGACGGTATCAGCCTGGCAGAAGCGCGAGAAGAACTGATTGCTGCAAAGAAGCTGCTTAAAGCAGGCCAGTCACCGGCTGCGGCTAAACGTGACGGTATCAAAAAGATTCATGGTGCCGAGACGTTTACGGTACATACCGACAGTTATATGAAACACGTCATCCTGGCTGACAGTACCCGCGCAATGAAGCAGGCGGTGATCGACCGTGACATACTTCCAGTTCTTGGCAACAAAATGATGACTGAAATTACCACATCGATGGTTCGTGATTTGTGTGACCGGATTGTCGAACGCGGTGGTCGGGCAACAGCAGTACAGGCAAGGGAGATCATCAGCAGCGTATACCGTCACGCCAATGACCGTGGTCATGGTTTGTTTAATCCTGCGGCTGACATTAAACCTTCGTCTATCGCCATATTTAAACCAAGAGAGCGAACACTGACACCAGAAGAAATTGGCCTGTTCTTCCGCACGCTGGATGCCATTGGTGCTATGGGCACTATGAAAATGGCTTTAAAGCTGGTGCTTATCACTATGGTTCGTAAAGGCGAATTCACCAACGCAACGTGGGATGAAATAGATTTTAAAAAATGGACATGGACAATTCCTTCAGACCGCATGAAGGGAAGCCGGGCGCACGTTATTTACCTGCCTAAACAGGCTCAGGATATATTGGTCGGGTTGCAGATGTGCGCTGGTGGAAGTGAATATCTGGTTCCTGGTCGTTACAATTTCCGGAAGCCATTATCTAATGCCGCGCTGAACTCTCTGATCGACAGAACGGTGAAAATAATAAATGAAGATGGTGAGCATATTCAGGGCTTCACCGTACACGATATGCGCCGTACAGCCAGTACGTTGTTGCATGAGGCTGGTTATCCTTCAGACTGGATTGAAAAGGCTCTGGCACATGAGCAGAAAGGTGTGCGCGCCGTATATAACAAAGCGGAATACGCCAGACAGCGCGCCTACATGTTGCAGCAGTGGGCCGATATGATTGATTCCTGGATTAACGGGGAGCATACGGATCTGATTCCGTTCTCCCCGTCGAAGTTTGAGAGGTGGATGGAAGACAGTAATAAATAATTCTATCCTTCCTGGACTTTGGTAAGCGTCAGATTTCCGCAGAACACTGCGCCGGTGTCGATGTACATTTGGTTTGCATACACCAGTGGGTGATGTGCTGGCGTATGACCGAAGATGAACAAATCGGCACCGGTTATCTCCGAGACAATACCGTCCTGCGCGTCGCTAACCCGCTCACGATTCCATATCACCATTTCTTCCGGTACTGGCTTATCGAATGCGTATTCGTTGTGCGGGTAGTCTGCGTGGCAGATGACGACCTTCTTATTGCCGGTAACCAGTTCGATAATCATCGGGAGGTTGGTAACCTTTGGCAGAAGGTATTTGAGTTGCACATCCTGCTCAGAATCAAGTTGGTGCCACCATCCACCGCCGTTTGACATCCAATGTCCGAAACTTCCGCCGTTGACCAGTGCATCCAGCATCATCTGCTCATGGTTGCCACGAACAGCTCGGAACCACGGCATAGTAATCAAATCCAGGCATTCGACGTTTTCAGCGCCGCGGTCAACAAGGTCACCAACGGAAATAAGCAAATCGCGCGCCGGGTCGAATGAAACTTTGTCGAGTTCGTTCATCAGCAGCGTGTAGCACCCATGCAGATCGCCGACGACGAAGATATTGCACCAGTCAGCGCCATTGATGCGTTGATATAGGTTCATGCTGCACGCTCCCGCCCCTGGTTGTCTGTTGGTGACAGCGGAGCATTGCTGAATGCATTTGTTAATCCGCCAATATCCAACGCGTATCCAGGATGTAGTTGCACTGCCGGGTCTTCGCACTGATTACCCCAAACATCGAAACCATGAGACGACTGGCGGGCGAACAGTTCAATGCGAGAAACATCGCCTAACAATTGCACAAGTTTTTCACGAACGACATCTGGTTTTCTTGAATGCTCAAGCCGCGGTGCGGTAAATGACTGAACGATCCCTGCATTAATGCGTGGAGGTAGTTTTCCCTTTACTGCAAACAGGCAATCTTCACTATTGGCGCGAGTCATGTGTCCCATACCCATAACCAGTTTATCTGGTTGTCGACTACCACATTTTATCCACGTGAAGCCCTTCATGGTCATCAGACGGAATCCCCAGGCTTCAACAACTTTTAGTGCTTCGAGTGGTTGTGTTGGCACCCACCACATGGCCAACAGACAGTTTTCATCGGCCAAATCCCACACAGGAAGGCGGCAAATATCCAGCACACTCATAACCGGATATTTAAAACCGGCACCGCGATTACCATCCGCGGCTTTGTCCCGGTATACCCAGGGTGGATCTGCATAGATTAGTGTGTATTTCTTAGTCATAAACCACCCCACAACATCCTATGCCGCTATAGTCGCCACGGCGAAGGCCGTTACCTTTTGTGATACATTGGTCCCTGCGAACCGCGATCCTTGCACGTTCAACATCACCAGAAGCAACATCCATACACTGAAGCCAAAGGTGAGCGGCAATGCGGAATTGCCCTTTTTTCTCTCTTTCAATCGCGCGTTTTTCGATCTCTATCGCCGCAGGAGTAACGGCGACAATCTTTGACGGACTGCGCATTGAAACCTTATTCATGTGATATTTTTCAAGTCGGCTTAACTTTCTCACTTAATCCAACCCTCTCTGAAAATTAATGCCAGCAGATAAAGCCATGCTGAAACAGAGGCCAGGAATAAGTACCATCCTGACCATTTGCTCCAGTGCCTTAGCAGCGCACTCATGCAGCGTTGCTCACGGGACGATATACACGTTGCTGAACAGGAGGCTTTTTACCCTGGAACTCTGCCGGGCTTGCTGCCTGACGTTCATCAAGCCAACGCTCAACTTCATCACGGTTCCATGCGCAGCGTTTATCGGTGATATACCAGCGTTTAGGAAATTCCCCTGCGCGCTCCATACGGTCGATAGTGCTCCATGACAGTGGCACCACCGCCAGGAGTTCTTTCTTACCTAATGCACCTTTCATGAATACCTCTCTTGGTTGCAGTGCGGCGCACGTGGCGCCGCGGTGGTGGTTACATAGATGTTTCGTTTAATTCTTCCCGACGAACGCTGTAAACGTCGGTTGCTTTTGCCAGCAGTTCGTCATCATCTGAAAGTTTTTGTGCAATGTATTTGTAAGCCTTATCCAGTTCGGAGACAGTGCTGTAATTCATCGCTGCGCTGGTAAAGGCCATCAGCATTTCTTCTGGATCACGGCTGTCCGATTTACGCGTTTGCTCATCAGGCTTTTTCGCTGGTTTAGCGTTGATCAGACTGTTCATTCCCGCAGCAGTGGTCGTTTGCGGAGTAATGTCTCGCTCAACGCGCGGTGCCGTTTCCTGTAATTCGTCTGGGGTGTAGACGCCCATGATTACGTCAGGACAGTGCAGGCGAGACCAGCGTTTTGTCGCAAGGTATGCGAGTTGTTGTTTCGGATCACTGGCCCAAAGTGTGGAGTTTCTTACCTGTGCTTGAGACAGCATTAACTCAAGCACTCGAGGTTGATCCTCGCCCTTCATGGTTGCCCATACGCGAACACCGCAGCCTTCTTCGTCTTTTAGAGTCCAGCCTGGTGCGATATATGGATTGCCGTTTTTGGATGTTTTCTCAACAAACTTACCGATCACGCGTTCCCACGGCCCGAACCACTCGTAGTTGATGCGATCTTTTGTTGGCGACATCGTTGAGATAACTGCGTTTACTAATTGGGCTTCATAACCTAGCGTGCCGTTCACAACATGGGTTTTCTGAGCCACGGCAAACGGGTTCATTCCCCACTGCGCAGCCTGCATTGCCACGGCCATGCAATCAGCTGGTTTCCCGGCGAGGTGCGCCGGTACCGTTACGCGGCTTTGCGCCATTACCTCGGCGAATTTCATCAGTTGGTTCAAGCCGTCTGGGCTGAAAATAGTTGCAGCAGTTCCAGCGATTGCTGTGTCTACTGGTGCGTTGATGTTTGCGATGTCGTTGCTCATATGTACATATCCTGTTTGCGTGCCCACTCAGGGCGTTTAATGATTTCCACACCGCCCCATTCATCATTGATGCGGCATTCGTGATAGGTATTCAGATCCCGGCGGAACAGAGCGTGCCCGGCATCGACATCCTGCGCATCCAGCTCGAACACGCGTACCGGATACCGACCACAATCAATGCTTTCGCTCACGGCAAGAAAGAAAAAACCATGCGGCTGACCAGTAACCCTCATTGCGCCTTCGCGGTACATTGCGTCCTGCACGTGGTAGCGGAATTCCTCGATGTGGCGTGCAAAACGGTCCATATCTGCAACCTTTTTCACGTCGACGATCACGTTGTGCTCGTTCAGCCATTTGTCTGGACGAATTCGGCACAACTCCCCCGTCTCTTCATCGTTCCAGTACATTGATGCTTCGCAGTAACCAGGTGCTTCCAGCATCCAGCGTGCCGCCGGGTGAGCCATTGCGCTATCACGCATCAGCTCCAGTTTCCGCCACTGCTCGGCATCAAGTACCGTAATCCCCATATCCGCCACATCACGAAGAAATTCCTCTTCGTCAGCTTTACCTTGTTTCGTCCGACGATCGAATTTCGGTGAAACAATGAAGCGTTTGTCGAACTCTCCAGGCTCCAGAAGCAGACAGTGCAATGCGGTTCCCATATCCAGTGCAGACTTTTTCTCTTCGTCTTCTGGTGCTGCCTGAACCCATTTAAGAAGCGCCGGATTCTTGGCAACCATGTCCAGTTGCGACTTACTCACGCCGTCACCGGCGTGGTAGTCTTCGTTGCTGATGTCGAAATAAATTCCCGGTTTCATGCCGCGTCCCTCTGCCCATCAAGCTGATCAGCCAGATCCCAGCGGGCGATAATTGCCATTGCCTCGCGCCGGTAGGCATCCATTAGTTCTTCGAACTCAGGGCTGTCTTTAGCGGCCTCCAATACTTCCTGGCGAACGCCTTTAACTGTTACAACGTCGAAAGTTGATGCCAGTTGATGAAGCCGGATACTCTCAATCAGTTCAACTTGTCGGTCATATAGCTGTTCTGACAGACGGTAGTCCTTGTCGAATGCCAGCATGATTTTTTGAAGATTTTTCTGCTGATTAACGTTCATTATCAGCCCTCCCATATCTCGTTATCGTTGGCCACATCGCGAGCTTCTTTGCTGACGAAAGCCCACTTAATGCCTTCCTGTAAGGTGCGGAACTTCCAGCTCATGAATCCGCATGCAGTAACGCAGTACCAACCGTTGATGATTTTCCACTGCATAACTTGTTACCTCGGTCTGTTACCGTTGAGGTAATAATTATGCGTATATGGTTTGATGTCAATAGATATGAGTTAAAAAAATTACCCGTTAGGTAATCGAATAGGCAATAAAAAAGCCGCCATAAGGCGGCTTACTTACTGAAAAATATGGTTTTATTGTTTGTTTTTTTCGTTCTGGTTGATGACAAATTCAATGTAACTTTCGATCTTTGCTTTCTCGGTTTCGGGTAACAATGCGTAGCGCGAGCGATCATAGTTGATGGTCGCAGGGTCATGCGGATGAATCAGTAGTTCATATCCGTGACGCCCGAATGCAGATGCAACATTCTCCAGGGTGGAAATGGAAACGCTGACCTCATTGTTTAACAGGCGGCTTATTGTCACCTGGGCGACGCCGGATGCGCGGTGAAGTTTTCCCTGAGTTGAAAGGTCGCGGCTTTCACTCATCCAGCGTTCCAGGTTGTGAGCTGCCAGCTGACCAATGTCGCTTGGGCCGACAGGCTGAAAACCTTCCTGAGAAAGCGAGCGATCGATATCAAGCCAGTTACGGGGTTTATTGGCGGCAGCTTCAATTTTTCGCGCAACCTGGTCGCCGATAACCTTCTTGCCAAGAGCCCAGCGGTTTACCAGATTTGCCTGAGTTCCAAGTTTTTCTGCCATCCGCGTCTGAACACCATTGAATTCACGGTCGATCAAGTCGTTGAGATTTTGCCTGCGGACGTCCTGGATACTTTTCATTTTCTGGAAAATCGCCTCATATATGAATCAGTAGATGATTCAATTTAAAGCAATATTACCCAACAGGTAAATGCACCCCATAGGTAACTATCCTTGATTTTTGTTACCTTATGGGTGAATATTTATTATCTGAAATAAATATCAGGCAATAGCTATGAGCGATAACGGACATTTCGATTTCAAAAAGCACTGGCTTGCACTTACTCCGGATGAGCGTGAAGCCTTCGCACAGGAAGCCGGAACGACGAGTCACTATATCCAGACTCACTTAACAGGTAAGCGCAAAATGCCAGGTAAGGTATTGATGGATGGGCTTTTTAAAGCCTGTAAATCAAGACAATGGCTGCGCTCAAAAGCAGAACTGGCATACTTCTTCTACTCATGATATCCAGCCACAACCCTCTGTAGACCGCCATCCGGCGGTCTTTTCATATCTATTCGTACCTCAAAGGTAATAAAAAACCAAATATGGTTGATCTTTTTTTTGTGTCAGCACAAAATAACCGTAATCCCAATACTAATAACAGGGCTTACCATGGAAATCATTACACGTATTGATGCCGCAAAGCGCGGACTTAAACGCTACTACACCGGAAAACCATGTAAGCACGGACATGACAGTGAACGCTGGGTTTACAACGGACACTGTGTTGAGTGCACCATGGAATCAAACCGTCGCATCAGGGCAGAGATTAAGCAGATCATGATTAATTCCTCCCCACAACACTCAAGCTGATAGCGGAGATTAATCATGAGCAGACATGCAACAGATTGGGCCTGGGAGACAGATCCAGGTAGCTCATCATTAAAGCTCATACTGCTCTCGATGGCTGACAGAGCCGATGAATATAACCTCTGCTACCCCAGCATAGAACGCCTCGTTAAAGACACTTGCCTGAATAAAAAAACCGTGCAGGCCGGACTTATATCGCTCATGAAAATGGGGCTTATTTCAGATACCGGAGAGAGAAAGGGAGCGACGAAAAGAGTGCGGGTTTTCTCTCTTAATATAACCAAAAACGGGAACATTAAAGGCAACCGAGAAGGGGGTAATGAACCCGAAAACGGTAATGTTACCGAAAACGGGAATATACCCAAAAACGGGATGTTGAATGATCCCAAAAACGGGATGTTGAATGATCCCAAAAACGGGATCCAGAACCAGTCATATAACCAGTCATTTAACCAAGAGAGGGAGAGCAGGACAAAAAGCGGGGATTCTGTGCCTAATGACCCCGGCGCAAACAACGCCGTGATGAATAACTTTGTTCCTCCTGGTGGGCCAGGGCAATTAGGCAAATTTGTCATGCATGAACAATGGCAGCCATCAGATGACTTTCTTCGGAAAAGCTCATTGCAGGGGATCTACCTGGACAGTCTGCCAACGGCACAGGAACTTGCAGAGTTCAGAATTTACTGGATGGCTGAGGGTAAGGCATACCATCAGGCACAGTGGGAGCAGAAGCTGGCAAGGCGGCTGCAGATTAGCAGACAGAAGCAATCAACATTACCTGATAACAACGTTCCGCACTGGAACAGCCCTGAAGCATGGGAGGATTTCTTGTGAACAACGTTTTTACCGCGATACAAAACCGTGACGGAGAAGCCCTTTCTCGCATGTCAGGTTATGAGCATCAGTACGTCAACAATGACAATGTGGTGAACATGTCAGCAGAGAGGCTTGTTGATGCCCTTTTTAAACAGCTGAAACAACTGTTTCCGGCGGCAGTGGTAACCAACCTGAAGACGCCAGAGCAGGAAGTTGCTGCAAAACAGCAGTGGATTGCTGCGTTTGCCGAAGGGGGGATCCGAACCCGTGAACAGGTTTCTGCTGGTATGCGCCACGCCCGCGCCAGTGAATCTCCGTTCTGGCCGTCTCCAGGGCAATTTATCAAGTGGTGCAAAGACAGCAAGATGGTTCTTGGCGTCACCATTGACGATGTGATGGCGGAGTTTCACCGGTACAGCAAGGAAAAAAGTTTATATCCTGGTGGTCCCGAAAGATTCCCGTGGCGACATCCGGTTATGTACTGGGTCGTATGTGATACCCGCCGTGCAATGTATCAGCGCCAGCTTAGCGAGATTGAGGTTGAGAAACACGCACGCAGGCTGCTCGATGATTGGGCGAAAAAGGTGGCTTCCGGACAGCAGATACCCGATCCGGTGATCAGCATACAGGCAAAGCCAGAGCCCATGAGTACGCCTCCGGACACAGGGAGAGACGTTTACCATCCACCAGGGCGAAGTTTCGGGTGCATGCCTAACGCCGCCACCCTTGGGGGAATAACACCGGCGCAGTGGCTGATGGAGGAATACAGGCGGGGAAAGGCGGCAGGATTTATCAAGTAATACCAGCGCGATAGCGCATTTTTTTACGTCTCAATAATTACCTATCAGGTAACAAAACATTCTAAAATCTATTGATTTCGTGTCTTATGTGGTTTCTAATTACCTTAGAGGTAAATCATGAGAAAACAGATACAGGCTCTTGGTCGACTCAAAACAGGCCAGATGAACAAAACAGAATCTGCGTATTGCCAGCACCTTGAGCAGCGTAAACGTGCAGGGGAAATCGCCTGGTATCGATTCGAGGGTATCAAGTTGCGGTTAGCTGACAACACGTTCTATACGCCCGATTTTGCTGTGATGCTCGCCACCGGCGAGATGGAACTGCACGAAGTGAAAGGTTTCTGGACCGACGACGCCAGGGTGAAAACCAAAGTCGCCGCAGATCAGTATCCGTTCCGAATCATCGGGGTAACGGTTAAGCCAAAGAAAGCAGGTGGTGGCTGGAACATCGAAGAGTTCTGAATCGACGATCTTTTTAGTTATCAATGTAATCAATAAGTTATGTGGATAAGCGAGGGTAAAGATGGAAAGTAATATCAAAGGGTTAGTTGCCGCCGGGCATGAGATGGCTTCGGAACTGAAAGCAGAATGTGGTGCCGTTGATATGCGCAGTGTGGCAAAGCTGATCAGCGATTTGGCAACGCAACTGGAAGTGCAACTGGTGCGTGCTAATGCGCTGGCCGAAGACCACCAGAGAGCGATTGAGTCAATTAAGCAGGCTGATTCGGCTGTTAAGTTGGCACACGAGAAGTTTTCGGCGCTGGCGGCGGAGAATGCGGGGCTGAAGGCGGGACATTCATATTTCTCATATGGCTCTGAGCATAATTTCGAATGGCACAAAACTGCTGAGGAAGCTATCGAATCGGCTGAGGCTGCAATCGACGACTATCGCGGTGATGCTTGCGATGGATGGAGCGAAGAGGTCGATAGTATTTGCTGGGGAATCATCATGCAATCGTCAACGAAGGTTGGCGAACGACCACGCAACGAGGATGACTGTTGTGATCCTGCGATCGATACGATTTGCGATTATGCGCTTCTGCCTAATATCGAAACCCCAGCCACCGACGCTTTCCTGGCTGAAGTCCGGGCGCAGGGGGTGGATGCTGCTATAGAAGCTGCAAAAAATCTGGTGGCCCAAGAATATGAGTATAAGGATTTCAAAGCGGCGCAGAGTGATTGCTGTATGCACCCTGGTTCAGACTTGGTAGGGAAGGTTGAAATGACTGAGTGGTTAGTTGACTTTGCTGCCCAGCTTCGCAAAGGAGGCAACCAGTGAGCAAGATTGATTATCAAAAGCTTCGTGAAATCGCTGAAAAAACAAAAATTGCTGGTGAAGCACCTGTAATGCCTTTCGATCAGCGAATTAATGCGCTTAACGATTTTATGAAGCACTTTTCGCCAGATATCGCGCTGGTATTGTTGGATGAACGGGAAAGAAACCAGCAATACATCAAATCCCGCGACCAGGAGAACGAGGATATTGCGCTAACGGTAGGGAAGCTGCGTGTTGAGCTGGAAGCCGCAGAGAACAACCTTATTGATAGTGAGTGCCATGTTGCTGAACTGGAAGAAGCGCTACGCGATAAGCAGGCGTTACTTGAAGCATCAGAGAAGCGCATAGCAGAACTGGAAGCGCGGGAAATAAAACCAGCCAAAGGCGAAGTTCTTGTCGTTGTTTCTGGTTTTACTGGTTGCGGAAAAAGCGCCATTGCCGGGGAAATAGAAATCGCGATGAAGGCTATTGGTGTACCGGTTAAGTGGACTAATGGCGATGCAGAAAAGCGCATGACTGGCGCTGACTGGCTGACAGCGATTGAGATGTACAAACCAACTGTGCGCATCGTGGAAGTTAATGTGCCACGCGTCGCTGGCATTCGCATCAAAGGAGAGTGATATGAGCGCTATAACCAAAGAACGTATCGAATTATTCATTAAAAATCCGCTTGATAACGGACTTACTCGTGGCGAACAAATGGAACTGGCACGAATTGCACTGGCATCACTGGAAGCAGAGCCTGTAAGCCAAACTTACAACTTGCCAGAATTAATCGAAGGGATGGAAGTTTCCATTGATGTAAGCACTTGTGATGCTGATTTAGGTAATCGCTATTTCGGTACCGTCACCGAGGCGTTAGAACTTGATACTGCCAAGAATGGTTACATCCTCCTGGTTCAGGACGCAGAGCCAAACTTCGATATAAATGGCAACTCTCCGGTAACTCCGGATGGTTGGATAAGCTGTAGTGAGCGAATGCCGAATACCAAAACAGCCGTTCTTGTTGCCGTGGAGTTTGACAGGAAAGGTGACTGGCGAATGAAATGGGCGACTTACATCCCGGGGCATCCTGACGCTAATGATGGGTGGATAATTCCTGGTGCGTCGTGGAAACCGTCACACTGGATGCCGCTACCGGAACCGCCGCAGGAGGTGAAGTAATGAACAAGTGCAACGCTCTGCTTTATGCCATGGTGATTGGTTTCGGCCTGGCTGCTGGTATCCGGGTTTATATTGCCTGGGAGTCATTAATCAATCTGGCGTGGAGTGCGATTCGTGGCTAAATCCCCCGCAGAACGCAAAGCCGCGCAGCGCGCTCGGCAGTCCGCCGCCGGTGAGCGCAAAATTGAACTGGTGCTGGATAAGCAGGAGCAGGAAATGCTGGCGCGGAACTGCGCCGCCCGGCGCCCTGGTCGCGATCCCTATGAAATGGCCGAGTACATCGCGCTGCTGATCCGCCAGGATGATGCACGTGTGCGCGGGCGTATAAAATCGATCAGCAGAAAACTTTGCGGTAAGTGCGGCGAGAGAGTTCCAGTTAATTCATGTCCGTGTAATGGTGACTCACAATGCTGGGTGACTAAAGGCTGGCATGAAACGAAATTAATAGTGTGACATGTCACGAGTAGATTATGCATGATGAATTTGATGGTTTTGAATACTGCCGCCAACTATGGCGGCTTTATTTTGCATGGTACTATTACCACAACGGTAACTATTACCACGGTGGTTATGATGCCTGCTGAACCTAAAACCTATAAACGCAAATCAACGCAATTTAAGCCACTAACAGCAATGCAGGAGGCTTATTGCCAGTCATACATCAAAACGCCTGAAAACCAGACTCAGGCAGCGATTAACGCAGGATTCTCCCCAAATACAGCGGCAGTTAAAGCCAGTGTCATGATGCGCGATGAACGCATTCAAAAACGGATTGCCGAGTTGATGGAGGAGCGCAACAAACGAATGCGCGTCAGTGCTGATTACGTTCTCATGCGCCTGGTGGAGATCGACCAGATGGACGTGATCGACATCCTCAACGACGATGGGAGCCTTAAGCCAATCCGCGAGTGGCCGAAAATCTGGCGCACTACGCTTAGTGGCTTTGATCTGTCATCGACCATCATGAACATGAACGAGGATTCGATAGAGACAATCCTCAAAAAAATTAAATGGCCTGACAAGGTGAAGAACCTCGAACTGATTGGTAAGCACGTCGACGTCAACGCGTTCAAAGAACGCCTGGATGTTAATGTGAATGTGACAATTGCTGATCGCATAGCGGCAGCCAGGAAGCGACTCAAAGAACGTCAGGATGGTAATCAGTGACAGATACAGCGTTATCTCCTGAAGAGCAGTTGATCGAGGATATTGCAGGGTTCACTCACGATCCGCTTGGCTATGCCCTCTATGCGTTCCCGTGGGGGGAAGAGGGGACTGAACTGGCACATGCCACCGGCCCACGTCAGTGGCAGGCTGATGCGTTCCGAGAGATACGTGATCACCTGCAGAATCCAGAGACGCGCTATCAGCCGCTTATGCTGGCACGCGCTTCTGGTCACGGTATTGGTAAATCCGCATTCATCTCAATGCTGATCAACTGGGGCATGTCCACTTGCGAGGATTGTAAGGTCGTGGTGACCGCCAACACCGACAACCAGCTACGAACGAAGACCTGGCCGGAAATTATCAAGTGGTCGAACCTTGCTATCACGAAAGACTGGTTTACCTGTACCGCTACCGCGATGTACAGCAATGATCCTGGGCACGACAAGCGGTGGCGAGCTGACGCAATCCCCTGGTCTGAGCACAACACTGAGGCATTCGCCGGACTACACAACGAGCGCAAACGCATCATCGTGGTATTCGATGAAGCGTCGAACATTGCGGATCTGGTGTGGGAAGTTGCCGAAGGTGCGCTAACGGACGAAGACACTGAGATTATCTGGGTGGCGTTCGGAAACCCGACGCGTAATACCGGGCGATTCCGTGAATGTTTCCGCAAATATAAACACCGCTGGAAAACTGCGCAGATTGACAGCCGGACGGTGGAAGGCACTAACAAACAGCAGTTGCAGAAATGGGTTGATGACTACGGGGAAGACAGCGACTTCGTTAAAATCCGTGTGCGCGGCATATTCCCTGATGCATCTGAATTGCAGTTTATCCCTACCGGTCTTACTGATGAGGCAATGAAACGGGTGGTAACCGCTGCGCAGGTGGCGCATGCTCCGGTGATAATCGGTGTTGACCCGGCATATTCAGGCGTTGATGACGCGGTGATATACCTGCGGCAGGGGCTACACAGTAAGGTGCTGTGGACTGGCAACAAGACTACCGACGATCTGATTATGGCGAAGCGTATCGCTGACTTTGAAGACCTGTATCAGGCTGACGCAGTGTTCATCGACTTTGGTTACGGTACCGGTCTGAAGTCAATCGGTGACGGTTGGGGGCGCACATGGCAACTTGTTCCGTTCGGTGGCGCGTCTACTGACCAGCAGATGCTCAACAAGCGTGGGGAGATGTTCAACTCATGCAAGACATGGCTGAGGCTGGGCGGGATGCTGGATGACCAGGAAACAGCGGACGATCTGTCGGCGGCAGAGTACAAAGTTCGAGTGGACGGTAAAATCGTTATCGAACCGAAGGAAGATATCAAGGAGCGGCTTGGGCGTTCGCCTGGTAAAGGCGATGCGCTACTGCTGACGTTTGCGTTCCCTGTGTCGAAGCGTCTGCGAATTCCCGGGCAGCAGAACCAGCAAGGCAAGGCCATCACAGATTACGATCCCTATGCTTAATCCGCTGGTGGGGATAATGTCGTTGATATCCTCTGATGAGGATAAAACAAAGCCAGCTCATCGGCTGGCTGTTTGTGACATGTCACGGTGTTATTGCTCGCTTAGCTTCTGCTTCAGCAAGTAACCTTCGAGCATCCAGATTTTGTTTACAGCATTCTGCCGGGCAATCTTCCGACCAATTTCTGCATCAAAGTTTTCCGGGCTTGCACAGGCGCTCTCTCCGGTGACGGTGAAGCCGTTGCGCAGCACCAGGACGCAGAACGTCAGCAGAGAAAGTGATTCGTGCGGCTGGTAGTTTACCTCTCCGCCAGTATGTTTCGCTTTTATGGCTTTGCCAAAGGCACCATCTTCTGCTGTGAAATATGCCTCCTGAGCAATAATTCCTTCGATATGGTCTGGCGTAACGCGCGGTGCCGTTTTGCCTTTCTCAACGATTTCTTTTTCGATTTGCTTGTCGTTCATAATCTCACCTTAAAAAAATGCCCGGCGAACCGGGCGAACTGGAAGCAATGAGTTATGCCTTCCGTGGCTGTACGGGTTTACAGCATGAAGTCATCGCAATGGCGTCCTGCTGTAAAAAGGGCGGTGATAGTCCTTCAAGGGAAACCATCACCGCCAAGCCCCTGGAACTTCTGGCATCACGGTCCTTAGGCGTGATTCTGGCGTGGCATGCAGGATTCGAACCTGCGACCAACCGCTTAGAAGGCGGTTGCTCTGTCCGACTGAGCTAATGCCACAACGCTGAGAGCACTTAGCCTGTTAAGGCGCCACACTTTGTCGCGGCTCCATAAATGCTCTCATCGTTGTACCCTCGTCTCTTCCGAGGCGTCACACCGAATCGCCGGGATGGTGAATCCCCGTGCGCGGAATAAAACCGCTCGACTTGCACATTCCGGCTACCTGGTTCGTTTGCCCGAGCAAGGGAGGGTGCCCCTTAAACGTATCCAGACCGCTATCGGCGCATGTGCCATACGCCGTACTGCTCAAAATAAAAGCTCACTCCACCTGTTTAATTTAACGACAAGCCAGTCAGGTTAGTAACCAGAATGAGCTCTTTAGTTACCTGAAAGGTAATAATTCACGCGTTAAATGTCAACCTTCTACGATAAATAAATCATATGTGGTTAAATTGGTAATAATTTAATTGCGTACGGAGTCATTGATATGTGCATGGGTAGCTCACCATCAGTGCCTGCAACACCAGAAGTTCAGGCAGCACCACAGGAGCAGGATGCCGCCGTTGTTGATGCCCGCGACGAAGAAACACGTCGCCGTCGCGCTGCTGCTGGTCGTAGTTCTACGCTGCTTACCGGTTCTCAGGGCGACACATCAACCGCTAATACCAGCGGTAAAACGCTGCTTGGTCAGTAACCGGAGTCATTGAAATGGCGGAAACAACTAAAGAGCGATTGAACAAACAGTTCGCACAACTTGAAAGCGAGCGTCAGTCGTTCGAGCCGCACTGGCGCGAGTTGAGTGATTACATCAACCCGCGTGGTTCCCGCTTTCTGACTTCTGAGGTCAACCGTAACGATCGACGCAATACACGCATTATTGATTCGACCGGGACTATGGCGGCGCGCACTCTCGCCAGCGGCATGATGTCAGGCATCACAAGCCCTGCGCGTCCGTGGTTTCGCCTGGCTACGCCAGATCCTGAAATGATGGATTATGGTCCTGTTAAGTTGTGGCTCGAGGCGGTGCAGAGCCGCATGAACGATATGTTCAATAAGTCGAATCTCTACCAGTCTCTTCCGCAGTTATACGGAAGCCTCGGCACATACAGCACTGGTGCAATGGCGGTGCTGGAGGATGACGAGGACATCATTCGCACAATGCCATTCCCGATAGGCAGTTACTACCTGGCTAACTCACCTCGTGGCAGTGTGGACACCTGTTTTCGCAAGTTCTCTATGACTGTTCGTCAGCTTGTTCAGGAGTTCGGGCTAAATAACGTCAGCGAATCCGTAAAAAGCATGTGGGAAAGCGGCACCTACGAGAAGTGGATTGACGTGATGCATTCGGTTTACCCGAACATTGACCGCGATACATCGAAGCTGGATAGCAAGAACAAGCCATTCAAATCGGTTTATTACGAGGTTGGTGGCGATAACGACAAGTTGTTGCGTGAGTCCGGATTTGATGAGTTTCCAATTATGGCTCCGCGCTGGGAAGTTAATGGCGAAGATGTTTATGGATCATCATGCCCGGGTATGCTGGCGCTTGGACCTGTTAAGGCATTGCAGCTTCTCCAGAAGCGCAAGTCGCAGTTGATTGATAAAGCCACCAATCCGCCGATGGTTGCTCCGACTTCCCTCAAGAATCAGCGCGCCTCCCTTCTTCCTGGCGACATCACGTATATCGATCAGATTACTGGTCAGGATGGTTTCAGGCCTGCTTATCTGGTTAACCCCAGTACAGCAGATCTGGTAGCAGACATTCAGGACACTCGTCAAATCATTAACAGCGCCTACTTTGTCGATCTGTTCATGATGTTGCAGAACATCAATACCCGCTCGATGCCTGTTGAAGCGGTGATCGAAATGAAAGAAGAAAAACTTCTGATGTTGGGGCCGGTTCTGGAGCGTCTGAACGACGAATGTCTTAACCCTCTCATTGACCGCGCTTTCTCGATGATGGTGCGTAAAAACATGCTGCCGCCACCGCCTGACGCGATGGAAGGTATGCCCCTGAAGGTCGAATACATTTCCGTCATGGCTCAGGCGCAGAAGTCTATCGGCCTGTCCAGTCTGGCGTCCACGGTTAACTTCATTGGTCAACTTGCGCAAGCGAAACCAGAAGCTCTCGACAAACTCAACGTTGATCAGGCGATCGATGCATTCGCTGATATGTCCGGAGTGTCTCCAACCGTCATTGTTCCGCAGGAACAGGTTGAGCAGGCTCGCCAGCAACGGGCACAGCAACAACAGCAGCAACAAATGATGGCGATGGGGATGGCGGCGGCACAGGGTGCCAAGACGCTAAGCGAAGCTAAAACTTCGGATCCGAGTGTTTTGTCAGCTATGGCGAATGCAGTTAGTGGTCAGGGTGGGCAATCACAATGACAGATTACGAAGACGATCAACTGAAAGAAGAAAACGCCCGTAAGCAACGTGACATGGCGCAGCGTGAAATTGATGACATTCGCTTTGTCATGAGCAGTGAACAGGGGCGTCGCGTTGTCTGGTCGGTGCTGGAGAAAGGCCGTGTGTTTTCCGCTATCTCACCGATGGACGCTATGGCAATGGCATTTAATGAGGGGCAACGCAATCTGGCGCTGGAACTGTTTCAGCGCGTTATGGCGCATTGCCCTGCACAGTATTTGAAGATGGCCAAAGAGGCCAGTGAACAGGAGTGATCATGAATTTATTTGAGCGTTTGCTGTATCGCCGTCTTTGCAATGAGCAACCAGTCGATGGTGGAGCAGCTCCGGCTGCGTCAGAACCGTCAGCGCCTGCAGGTGATAACCCTGCTCCAGTTGGTGATCCATCACAACAGGAAGGTGATAAGCCACAACCTGTTGCTGATGGCGATAAACCTGCTGATGACAAAAAGCCTGAAAACGATAAGCAGGATGAAAAAAAGGACGGCGATAAACCTGAGGGTGCGCCTGAGAAGTACGAGTTTCAGGCTGCCGAAGGCGTAGAGCTGGATACAGAAGCGTTGAAGGAATTCGAGCCGGTGGCGCGAGAACTAAACCTGACCAACGAGCAAGCGCAAAAGCTGGTTGATGCTTATCCGAAGATTCTGGCAGGTGTGCAGCAGCGCCAGGCAGAAGCCTGGCAGAAAACAACCGAGCAGTGGGCTGCTGATGTAAAAGCTGACAAAGAAATCGGTGGCGACAAGTTGATTTCTAACCTTAGCGCCGCACAGCGTGCGCTTGACCAGTTCGGGACACCTGAGCTCAAAGAATATCTGAACACCACCGGACTGGGTAATCACCCTGATCTGGTCAAAACGTTCGTGAAAATCGGAAAGGCGATGTCTGAGGATGGCATGGTCACCGGTGGTAATGAAGGCCAGCGTAGTGCGGCCGAAGTGCTCTATGGCAAATAAGAGAGGAAATAACAATGGCTGTTAAAGGCTTAACTGCGCTAACGCTGGCTGACTGGGGTAAGCGCGTCGATCCAAACGGGAAAGTCGATAAGATTATCGAGCTTCTCGGTCAAACTAACCCGATCCTTCAGGATATGCCTTTTGTCGAAGGGAACCTTCCTACCGGACACCGAACCACCATTCGTTCTGGTTTACCTTCAGCTACCTGGCGTTTGCTGAACTATGGCGTACAGCCAAGCAAATCAACCACAGTGCAGGTAACCGATTCCGTTGGCATGCTGGAAACCTATGCTGAAGTCGATAAGTCACTGGCTGATCTGAACGGCAATACCGCTGAATTCCGCCTGTCTGAAGACCGCGCATTTATTGAAGCGATGAATCAGCAGATGGCGCAGACGCTGTTTTATGGTGATTCCAGCGTTAACCCTCAGCAGTTTATGGGACTGTCCTCCCGCTATTCCAGCCTGTCTGCGGGTAATGCTCAGAACATCATTGATGCTGGTGGCACGGGTACAGATAACACCTCAATCTGGTTAGTGGTGTGGGGCGAAAACACCGTGCATGGCATCTTCCCGAAAGGGCAGAAGGCTGGCATCCAGATGGAAGATAAAGGCCAGGTGACACTGGAAGATGCTAATGGCGGCAAGTACGAAGGCTATCGCACCCATTACAAATGGGACAACGGACTTGCTCTGCGTGACTGGCGTTATGTTGTTCGCATTGCAAACATCGATGTCAGCAATCTTTCAGAACCTTCCTCTGCCGCAAATATTGCGAAGTTGATGGTTAAAGCACTGCATCGCATTCCAAACCGTGGCATGGGCCGCCCGGTGTTCTACATGAACCGCACTGTAGGCCAGGCTCTTGATCTGCAATCTCTGGAGAAAACATCTCTGGCTATCAGCGTAAAAGAGACTGAAGGCGAGTGGTGGACTTCATTCCGTGGTGTACCAATCCGTGAAACTGATGCGCTTCTGGAAACAGAAGCCCGCGTGGTGTAACGCCTGTTATTAACCTGTGGGCCGCAACAGGCACACTAATGGAGAAAGAAGATGATCACCGACAAACTGTTGATGTTCTCCGAAGCACAGGCGGTAACTGATACCGCGGCTTCAACTGACGTAATCGATCTCGGTCCAATTGACGGAAACCGTCGCGATATCGGTGTAGGTTACCCGCTTGAGTTTTGGGTGCTGGTTAACGAAGCCGCCACGGCAAGTGGTGAGGCAACTGTAAACATCCAGTTGCAGACGAGTGAGAATAACAGCTCATGGTCCACTATTTATGATAGTGGCGCACTGGCAAAGGCTACCCTGACAGCAGGTAAACGAGTTGTTTCTGCAAAGGTGCCTGCCGGTGTTCAGCGATATCTGCGTGTTAACTACTCCGTCGCAACTGGCCCACTAACGGCCGGCAAATTCACTGCGAGTATTAGTCTGGATGTTGATGCCAATACACCGTACCCGATCCGCTCAAAAGTAACTGGTTAAGGTGATTTCGATGTCAGGTGAGAAACCAAGATACCGCGTTCTGCGCCTCTCTCATATCCATAACACACTGTGGCCGGAGGGGGCAGAAATCGAATACGAAGGTGAGCCTGGTAGCGCACTGGAACCTGTTAACGATGCAGCCAGACAGGCAAAAGCAAAGGTAGTAGGAAAGGTGACTATGGCAGCAACCAGCACCAAAATCATCAACGATGTGTCAGATGATGGTGAACTGGATAAGCTCCGTGAAGAGTACGAATTGCTCTTTAACGAGAAGCCACACCATAACGCCAAAGCCGAAACGCTCCGCGAGAAGATCGCAGATAAGCGTAAAGAACTGGGCGTGTAAGCCTCGCGAATCAGACAAGGGGCTTCGGCCCCTTTATTGCAGGAGTGTATATGGAACTCGTAAACCTCAAAACCGGCACTGACAGCTACCAGGATGAGAGCGGAGAAACCAGAACTCGCGATGAATACCCGTGGGGGCTGTGCATCACTCTTAATAACGACACATTGAATAAGCTGAAGGCACAACCTCAGGGCGTCGGAACAGAAGTGATGATAACTGCAAAGGCTGTTATTCGAGGCCTGTCTGCCAGAGAAACTGACGATGGTGTTAATCGCAGCGCCGATCTGCAGATCACTGATATGGCGATCGCTCCTGTTTCCGGGGATGTAGAAAAATCAGCGGCTGAAACTCTGTACGGTAACGGAGGTGAGTGATGGCCTCTGTAGTAGAGATCTGTAATCGTGCGCTGTCCAATATTGGCAATAGCCGCAGCATTAACAGCCTGACGGAAGCCAGCAAGGAAGCGGGGGAATGTTCGCTGCACTTTGAGGCCTGCCGTGATGCTGTGCTTTCTGATTTTGACTGGAACTTTGCTACCAAACGCGTGGCGCTTGCAGATACGAGCAATCCACCGCCTGACTGGGAATATGCGTACCAGTACCCGTCCGATTGTCTGCGCATTACTGAAATTATGCTTCCTGGTGTACGCAATCCAACAGCAGCAATGCGCGTTCAGTACGAAGTTGGTGCAGACACCGACGGAACAGGAAAGTTGATCTACACAGACCAGCCGCAGGCATGGCTCAAGTATGTCTCTCGCGTTTCAGATGTGAACATGTTTGATGCCATTTTTATGGAGGCGTTGGCCTGGCGTCTTGCGGCAGCCATTAACATGGCGCTGACTGGGAATGCGGATCTCGGTACATTTGCTCTCAATATGTACAATCGCGTGATTCTTAGTGCTGGCTCGCATAGCCAGAATGAATCACAGGAACCACAGCCACCGGTTGACGAGTTTACCATTGCGAGGTTGTCCTGATGGCTATCAGTTGGATCCAGCCCAGCTTTGCCGGTGGTGAGATTGGACCGTCGTTGTACGGTCGTATCGACATGGCGAAGTACCAGGTGGCATTGCGCAAGTGCGATAACTTTATCGTGCGGCAGTATGGCGGCGTTGAGAATCGACCTGGTACGCGTTTTGTCGGTGCCGCCAAATACCCAAATCGGAAATGCCGCCTGATCCCGTTCCAGTTCTCGACGGTTCAGACCTACGCTCTGGAGTTCGGACACCAGTACATGCGCGTTATCAAAGATGGTGCGTTGGTGCTGAACAGCAGCAATGTTATTTATGAAATTGCCACGCCATATACTGAAGCCGATCTGTTCCGAATTAAATTCACGCAAAGCGCCGACGTGCTTACGCTGGTTCATCCGGCATACCCGCCGAAAGAGCTGCGCCGCTATGCGCATGACAACTGGCAACTGGTTGATGTGGTAACGAAGAACGGGCCATTTGAAGATATCAATATTGATGAGTCAGTGACGGTTTATGCCAGCGCCAGCACCGGGACAATTACGTTAACGGCAAGCGCCTCTATTTTTGGCGCGGAGCAGGTAGGCAAATTGTTCTATCTGGAACAGCCTGCAGTGGATTCAGTACCGGTATGGGAAACCAGTAAGAGTACGTCGATTGGCGATATTCGCCGTGCAGACAGTAACTACTATCGCGCCGTTACAGCAGGCAAAACAGGTACTTTGCGCCCTTCGCATACAGAAGGCACATCATGGGATGGCTGGGGCGGATCCGGTGATGATGATACTGGCATTGAGTGGGAGTATCTGCACAGTGGTTTTGGCATTGCCCGTATCACTGCTGCAAATGGCACTACTGCAACTGCTGAGGTGATTTCCTATATCCCTTCGCAGGTCGTTGGCGAGGATAATGCCAGCTATAAATGGGCTAAATATGCCTGGAACAGTGTTAATGGTTATCCTGGCACTGTTGTTTATTATCAACAGCGTCTTTACTTCGCCGCATCGACTGCGTTCCCTCAGACTATCTGGGCCAGCCGTACTGGGGATTATAAGGATTTTGGCAAAAGCAATCCTACGCAGGATGACGATAGAATTATCTACACCTATGCCGGGCGTCAGGTTAATGAGATCCGCCACCTGATTGATGTCGGTTCGCTGGTGGCACTGACTTCCGGAGGTGAGTACGTCATCACCGGCGACCAGAACAAAGTGTTAACCCCATCATCATTTGCATTCAGCTCTCAGGGATCAAATGGCTCAAGCAACGTCCCGCCAATTGCCGTGGCGAATATTGCTCTGTTCGTCCAGGAGAAAGGCAGCGTTGTCCGTGATCTGGCCTACTCATTTGATGTTGACGGCTATCAGGGGAACGACCTGACCATCCTTGCCAATCATCTTTTTCAGAAGCACAGCATTGTTGACTGGTGCTTCTCGATTGTCCCTTACTCCAGTGCCTTTTGCATTCGTGATGACGGTAAATTACTGGTGATGACCTATTTGCGTGATCAGCAGGTTTTTGCATGGGCACCACAATCCAGTACCGGAAAATATGAAAGCACATGCAGTATCAGCGAAGGCAATGAAGATGCGGTGTATTTCGTCGTTAACCGAACCGTTAACGGGCAAACAGTGAGATACATCGAGCGACTGTCCAGCCGTTTATTTACCAGCGATGAAGATGCTTTCTTTGTTGATTCTGGCCTTAGCTATGATGGAAGAAATACGTCTGACAGAACGATGATCATCACTGGTGGTTCTGGCGAATGGGATTACCGCGCGGAATATACAATCAGTGTTTCTGGTGGTGCGTACTTCACCAGTAGTGATGTCGGCGCGCAACTACAGTTCCCTTATACCGGAAATGAATTACGTTGCGACATCATTTCTGTAACCAGCAATACCGCTGTAGTGGTTCGTGCTAACAGGAACGTCCCGCCATCCCTCAGGAATGTGGGCACCACGAACTGGCAGATGGCGCGCCGGACATTTGGAGGCCTGTCTCATCTTGAAGGCCAGACCGTAAACATTCTCTCTGATGCGAACGTGGAACCACAGAAAGTAGTTTCCGGAGGTGCCGTCACGCTGGAATCTCCGGGGGCTGTGGTGCACATCGGCCTGCCAATAACTGCTGAATTCGAAACACTGGATATCAACATTAACGGACAGGAAACGCTGCTGGACAAAAAACAGGTGATCCCATCCGTTACTCTGGTTGTGAATGCCAGTCGCGGCATCTGGGCGACTACGCCTGGCGGTAAATGGTACGAATATCCACAGCGTGAATTCGAGTTCTACGATGATCCTGTTGATGATGCTACCGGAAAAGTAGAAGTGAAACTGGACAGTAACTGGGGCAAAAACGGGCGTGTAAAAATCCGTCAGCTTGACCCGTTGCCGCTGTCTGTTCTTGCCGTTATTCCTCGCCTTACTGTTGGGGGATTCTGATGATTGATGTTCAAATTATTCCCGCTACCGAAGAGCATCTTCAGATGATTTTGCCGGATGTTCGTCAGGCTGATATTGACGAACTGTATGCGGTATCGCTGATGACTACCGAAGATGCGCTGCGCGTTGGTCTTCGCACTGCGACTATGGCCTGGTCAGGGTTCGCGAACGGAGAACTGGTAACCATGTTTGGTGTATCTCCGGCGTCAATGATCGGTGGCAATGGTACGCCCTGGCTGGTAGGAACCAGCCGTATTGAAAAATATCAGAAGACATTTCTTCGCCACTGCCACCCTGTATTGCGGCAGATGCTGGCAGTTTATCCGCGCCTGGAAAACTACGTCGACGAGCGAAACCATGTTGCCAAAGCATGGCTCCACTGGCTTGGATTCAGGCTTGAAGAAGCCGCGCCTTATGGTGCTCTTGGTCTTAATTTCCACAGATTTCACATGGAGAGAAAATAATGTGCGATCCGGTTATTGCTGGTGGCGCAATGCTCGCCATGAGTGGCATTCAGGCATACACCCAGTACCAACAGGGAAAGTATGCCTCGAAGGTTGCAGAAGCGAACGCAGATATAGCCACAGCTCAGGCAAATGATGCAATAAACAGGGGTAACGCTGAAGCTGAGCAACGGCGCAGAGAGACCCGACAGCGGCTTGGTACACAGGCAGCGACAATGGGGGCTACCGGCGCTGATTTATCTACAGGTAACGCGCTGGATATATTTGGCGACACTGCCCAGTTTGGCGCTCTTGATTCGCTGACGACGGTGAATAACGCGCAACGCGAGGCTTACGGTTATCAGGTTCAGGCTGCCAACTATAAAGCAGAAGCCAGTTCAGCCCGTAAACAGGGGAATGTGGGAGCAGCAACAACATTGCTCACTGCGCCTCTGAAGGCATACGGTGCGTACCAGATGTTTGGTGGGACGTGGAGTCCGTTTACTCAAAGCACCCCTGCGCCAATCGGGGCAGCAGCAGGAACCAGATTACCCGGAGGATTATAATGCCAGTCGTACCAACAGTATCCGGACGCCAGGTTGAGAGCCGTGGAGTTCAGTCAGCAGGCTTGCAGACGTTTTCTCAGCCAGGTATTGGTGATGCTTTTGTTCGGGCAGGGACAGAGGCAATTGATGTTTTGGGGCAGGCAAAACAGCGTGCCAATATCGCTCTGGCTCAGGAGGCATCTCTTAACCTCAGTCAGATAAGCAGTGATCTGCTGAATAACCCTGAAACAGGTTTGCTTAACCTGGAAGGGAAAAATGCTATTGGAAAAGGCCATGAGTATACGCAGCAGTTTGATGCTCAGGTCGAACAACTGGCTATGTCGCTGCCGGATGAACAGGCTCGTAATGCTTTCATGCAGCAGGCGCAGCAGCAGCGCATTCAGTTCACTACGCAGGCCGGGCGGCACGAGATAGGGCAAATTAATGCCTACGAAGAAGGTCAGTTTCAGGCGACGCTGCTGAACAATGGTAAAAATGCCGCAGCATTGTATGGCGACAATGCCGCATACGTATTGGCTAATAAGCAAACTTTCCAGCAAATTGAGGAGTACGGTGCTGCACATGGCTGGAGCGACGAGCAAATACAGGCCAAGAAAATCGAGTTTAAAGAGAAGGTTGCTGATGCAGCATTGTCCCAGTGGTCGGCAAACAATGCGACCGCATTCATCCAAAGTAATGGCGAGTTAAGTGATACTGCTGCTGGAGCTCGCCGTGCTGTAACAGATAGTGGCTCTTCCGAGCGTGTCCGTGGCATACGCAACAATAACCCCGGAAATCTCGAATACAGCAAAACTAATCCGTGGGTAGGCCAGACCGGTGATGATGGTAGATTTGCTAAATTCGAAACACCTGAACACGGGATTCGTGCATTAGGGCGGAACCTGATGTCGTATCAGCGGCAGGGTATTGATACCGTCAGCGAGATAATTAATCGCTGGGCACCGCCTACTGATAAAAATGACACTATGTCGTATATCAAAGCAGTGTGCGAACAACTTGGCGTTTCTGCTGATGAGCCTCTCGATGCATCAAATCCTGATACCCTGAAGGCGCTTTGTGCAGCCATTATCCATCATGAGAACGGTAGCCAGCCATACAGTGATCAGCAGTTAACTGCTGGTGTCAGTGCAGCACTTGGTTTATCAACAATTCCAACCAACACCAAACGCTATACCGGTAATGCAGCATTCGATGCGGCATCTCCTGAGGCTCAGGCAAGTTTTATGCGGCAGGCGGATCAACTGCGTCGGCAGCAGCAGGCTGAATATAAAACGATGATTGACAGCCAGGTTCGCGATGCGACGGCTGCGTATATGCGTGGCGTTGAATTTCCTAACCCACCTGGTGAGGCTGATTTTATTGCAGCTTATGGAGTCAGAGAAGGAAACCTGCGATATACCGAGTTTAAGAATACGCAGATCGCCGGACAGTATATAGGCTCTTTCCGCAACATGCCGACAAGCAGCATTACAGCATATGTTGAGCAATTACGCCCGGATACTGGTGAGACAGGGGAGGGTTATGCGGCTCGCGCAGCTCTTTATGACAACGTTGTTTCGGCTGCAAATCAGGTGATAAAGCAGCGGCAGTCTGATCCTGTGCAGTTCTCTCTTGCCTCTGGACAGGCAAAGCCTATCGACATGAGCAATAAGGATAACTTTGGACAGAGCGTTGCCTTGCGTGCCGCTCAGGTCAGTGACCTTGCTAAGTCATATGGCACTCCACTGACGTTCTTTTCCAAAGACGAGGCCAATCAGATCGGTGTTTTTTTTCGTGATGCTCCAGTTTCCCAACAGGCAGCATATCTCGATACCATCAGGCAGAGCACTGGTGGTGGGCAGGTGTATATGTCAGCACTACAGCAGATCAGTGCCAACGCTCCATCTGCTGCCGTTGCCGGGATACTGATGGACAAGCCTGGTGGTATTTTGGCAGAAAAAAACTGGTTTAATCCGGATGTTTCCGTGTCTCCTGAAACCGCTGCGCAGACAATTCTTACTGGCGCGGCGGCTCGTAAAGGTACTGATGATGCGAAAGGTATTCCGATGCCTAAAGATGCTGATCTTCGCCTTGAGTTTTCTGACATGGTGAAGGATGCATTTGCTGGTGATGCTCAGGGGGCATCAATGGCATACGAGATCGCAAAGGACTATTACGCTGGTGTGATGGCGAAAAAAGGCGTGATATCAGGCGAAATTGACACTGATATCTGGAAACAGGCTGTTAACGTAGCTACAGGTGGCGTGCATGACTATAACGGAATGGGGAATGTCCTTTTGCCGTGGGGAATGTCTGCAGAGCAATTCGATAAGCAGGTTAATCAGGCTTGGAATGAACAAGTTGTCGGCTCCGGGATAAAAACACCGCCTGGTCAGTATGGTTTGCAAAGTTACGGCGATAGTCAGTACCTGGTGAAACTTGGTACTGGTTATCTGCTGAAAGATGATGGTTCTCCCGTTGTTCTTAATCTGACACAGAAACGTCAGAGATTCTCCGGAGATATTCCGCAATGAGTTACTTTGGCCTTAATCCAGTAAACCAGAATCAGCAGCTTGACGAAGCAGCATCAAATCCAGCTGGCTTTAACAGCGATGTTGGTTTTTTCGACAATGCTGTAGGAGCGGCATTGTCTGGTTTGTACTCCGGGCTGGTGGCAAAGCCAGATCAGTTGCTATGGGCAGGGATGGATAAAATCGTATCCCCGATTGCTCAGTTTGTTAACGAAAACACCTCGCTCAATGACACTTCAGTTTCATACATTGCTGAGCAGAGAAAACTAGCAGAGCAGCAGGTTAAGCGGCTGACGCCTGATGCCGCGACAACTGGAACCGCTGGGCAGGTTCTTTATGGGTTGTTCGATATGGGCGGGCAGGCTGTTGTCGGTACAACGCTCGGTGGTCCTGTCGGAGGTGCAGCGGCGGTAACTTCGCTACAGGGTTTTTCTGAGTTTGAACGGCTGACAGCACAGGGTGTTGATTTCAGGACGGCGCAGGAAGCGGGATTAGTGCAGGGCATTACTGCTGGTGCCGGAACGCTGATCCCTATGAGCCTCGGGTTACGTGCTGGTGGTGCGCTGGCGGAAGGTGTGGCGGCTCAGCTTGCGCGGACGGGTGAGAGTTCAGTGCGACGCGCCGCAGCAACAGCAGTACGTGCAACGCCAGATATTGCCTATGCCGCAGGTACAAATATTGCGTTCGGTATGGCACAGCGTGGGCTTACTGCAAAAACACTTCGTGATGGTGGCTATAGCGAAATGGCTAACCAGTATGATGTGTTGGATCGACAGGCAATTGCTATTGATGCTGTTCTTGGGGTGGCGTTTGGTGGTGTCGGCAGATTTATTAACTCTCGCGGCGAGTCTACAAACGCACCAAATTTTTCACCAGTTGATATCGATGCTGCACTGGCGGCGAATGCCGCTCATCATGCTGAAATTGATATTGCGCCCGGCGTGCCGATCAACGTGCTTTCGCGCAATTCTCACATTCAGGCTCTGCGAAAAGCTATGTCTGATGTTAGCCAGGGGAGACCTGTAGACGTTGCCAGCATTGTTGAGTCTGCATCTTTCAGTGAAATTCCTTGGCGCAAGAGTCTGCTGTCTCAGGCAGTTAATGAGGCTCTGTCATCTGTAGATGATGGAGTAACGGCGCGCGCTATAGAAAATCGGTTGCTTGAAGAACAGGCCGCGCAGCTTTTGCCGCGTGGAGATAGACAGGTTTACCAGTCTGAAATCGCTAATAGCCAACGAATTATTGAAAATCTCACTGAACAGCGTGCACAAATTCTTGCAGAAGAGCCAACCGGTAGCGGTAAAGCTTTGTCTCGTGCTCGATCAGATAAACAGGCCAGACTTCGCGATATTGATCAACGAATCCGGCAGGCACAAGAACGCCTGGAATTTTCCCGTAACGCGTTGGCACCGCACGAGCCTGGCGGTCAGTTTTTTGAAGCTCGAGCAGAACTGGCTCGGAGACAGCAGGCAGAAAGTGAACTTAATGCTCAGGCTGTTTCATTCTATAAAACAGCAGAGGTCAGGACGCCAGACGAAGTAGCTCCTTTTGAGCCTGATAAAATATTGCAACAGGCAGAACAAAAAATGATGTCAGATCAGGCAGGAGATATTGATCTGCGCATAGCTGAAGACTCGCTGCTTGAATCACCTGACATGATAATCACCGTGCTGGATGATGATGGTAATCCACAATCGCGCAGTGCGCGTGAAGTACTGGATGAAGCGAACAGGGAAAGTGAGCAGGCAATACAGGATTCCAGCCTGTTTGATGTTGCTGTGGCGTGTTTCTTGAGAGGTTAAATTAAATGAGACAGGAATGTATACAAGCGGTCCAGCAGGCGGCGCAGCGCACGTTAACGGCGCGAGAAATACAGAACATTGAAGACCGCATTTATCGAAATATGCGCTCCATTGCTCGTGATGACCCGATGTCGTGGCGACAACTTTCCGAATCAGAACGGTTGTATCGTGCAGCACAATTGGCATCTGAAGAATTACAGCGAGAAGCGGCATTAAAGAAACGTCGTGTGGCCCTCACTATAGCCGCACGTCAGAGATTGGATAAATTTATCAATAGCTATCAAGGGGCTGATGGGAAACTTGGCGCTCTTAACCGTACTATTGCTTTTAATGCAGACGGTAAATCGAATTTCCTCTCTGTTGAATCCAGAACAAAAGCCACCCGTGATTATGCATTGAGTCAATTGCAGGAGGCATTCGAAGCAGTTGATCCTCGCTTTTTTGGTCTGTTTGAAGATGAAGCGGGCGTACGTGACCTGGTATATGAAATGCGGGGGCAAAATACTGGCAATGCTAAAGCAAGAAAAGGTGCTAAGGCGTGGAGAGAAGTTACAGAGCTGCTGCGCCGCCGGTTTAATGATGCTGGTGGGGACATTGGCTATCTCGAAAACTGGGGGATCCCTCAACATCATTCTATGGAAAAGGTTGGGGCGGTATCAAAAGATAAATGGGTTAGCGATGTTATAGGTAAGCTGGATCGCAAATATTATACCCGAGCCGATGGACAACTGATGAACGATGCCGAGTTGTCTGCATTTCTTGGAGAGGCTTATAACACGATCGCTACTGGTGGGCTGAATAAGCTTACTGATACCGGAATGCGAATTTCCGGCGCACGTGCTAACCGTGGTAATGCATCACGACAGATACATTTCAAAGATGCAGATTCCTATCTGCAATATCAGCAACTTTATGGCGATCGCTCTCTATGGGAAATCATGGTCGGTCACCTTGAAGGTATCAGTAAAGATATTGCACTGGTGGAAACATATGGCCCAAACCCCGATCATGTTTTCCGCTCTCTTCTTGATCAGGTGAAGGCAGAAACGGCAACAGCTAACCCGAGTAAAACCGGTAAAGTCGAGCGGCTGGCGAACAACACAGAGAATCTGTACAACTTTATTTCCGGAAAGACACAGCCTGTAGCGAATCCGCACATCGCGCGATGGTCTGACAATATCCGCAACTGGCTGGTTGCCAGCAGACTCGGATCCGCGTTGCTGTCATCGTTCTCTGATCTTGGAACCATGTATCTGTCTGCGAAGGTTACCAACCTTCCAATGAACCAGTTATTCCGCAACCAGCTTGAAGCTATGGACCCAACGAACCGTACAGAACTTGTGCGGGCGCGCCGCGCTGGTCTGGCGATGGAATCTCTACTTGGCAGCGTTAACCGCTGGGCGATGGATAATATGGGGCCGTCTGTGTCTCGTTGGGCGGCAACGGCGGTAATGCGTGCCAGTGGGCTTACAGCATGGTCAGATGCGCACAAGCGCGCCTATGGCGTAACCATGATGGGAAGCCTGGGAGAAGTAGTGTCACGGACACCAGACCTTCGTAGCCTCGATGATTCTGATTTTCGTATCCTGAAAAGCAAAGGGATTACTGACACAGACTGGAGCGTATGGAAGCTGGCGCAACAGGAGGACTGGGGGAACGGCAATAATACGATGCTGACACCGGAAAGCATTATGCGTATCCCTGATTCAGCAGTTAAACATCTTGGTGAGCCTGAACGCGTGAAATTTGAGGCAATGCGTAAACTGCTCGGTGCCGTAACTGAAGAAGTTGATATGGCTGTTATTACACCGGGAGCACGTGAGCAACTGATAACCGGTTCTGGTATTCAGCGTGGAACATGGAAAGGTGAATTAACGAGAAGTGTTTTCCTGTTTAAATCGTTCCCTATCTCGGTGGTTATGCGTCACTGGTCACGCGCTATGGGTATGCCGTCTGCTGGTGGGCGTGCGGCATATATTGCGACGTTTATTGCCAGTACGACCATTCTTGGCGCTTTGTCGCAGCAACTTAACGACCTTGCGTCTGGTCGTAATCCTCGCGAGATGACAGGAGAAGATGCTGCTAAATTTTGGCTTGGTGCTCTACTGAAAGGTGGTGGTCTTGGCCTTTACGGTGACTTTTTATTGTCAGATCACACTAGGTACGGAAGCGGCGCGCTGGCGTCGATGCTTGGCCCGGTAGCTGGTCTGGTTGATGACGTAGTGAAGATTGCTCAGGGCATACCGTTAAATGCTGTGGAAGGGAAGAGTGAGCAGACTGGTGGTGATCTGGTGAAGCTGGGGAAAGGTTTGATGCCAGGTGCGAATCTCTGGTACTTAAAGGCGGCTCTCGATCATATGATCTTTAACCAGATGCAGGAGTATTTTTCACCAGGCTATTTGCGTAAAATGGAGCAACGTTCGAAGAAAGAGTTTAACCAGACATACTGGTGGCGACCTCAGGATGTCACTCCGCAATAAGGAAGTGTTGTGTTTTTAATTATTT